CAATCAATATATATACCGCATGCTTGGGGGAAAAATTTCCACTTTAAAACATGACATATACGGATGGGGTTTTAAACCAATCATCACTCTTCGTTCAAATTTTTCCCTTATAAGGCGCAGAGGATTGACAGTCAAACCCGGTAGTGAAAACCACCGCCGCCATTTCGCTGAGAACTGCGGCAGGATCCACATCGGTTCTTTCAAATTCCAACGAAAACCCAGGGTAACGGTAGGAATTTTAAATTTTCACCCCTAAAATTTTAACCCTTATATTTCCCCTAATATATCACTAAAATTTTGAAAAATTTTAGCCACAAAAACCCCCATGGACAACGCAGGTTCCAACAATGCCGGAAATGCCACCCGTTCCCCCTATGACTTTGAGAGCGATGAGGAACCTACTATCGACCTTAAAGCATCAGATTCTGATTGTCTGCCTACTACTGATTCTGATGATTCTACAGAGCCTGATAGCGATTCGGATAGTGATGATTCATTTGATGATTCAAAATTTGTTCAGTTATATCATGTTCATACTATCGGTCTGACTTCTCAAATGCCGCCAGGCTTACGTACCGCTGTGACAAGCTTCTGCTGCCGTACTGCTGTAACTGTTGTAATGGTCCGAAAAAGACCATATATCGTGCAGACGCATTGTCATTGCTTTCGAAAGCTGCATACGCTTTTCTGTTCTGCCTGGCAACAATATGCGCGTAAAGCTGCTGTTAATCTTATTTTAGATGGAGCCTCGTGATTTGCTGGATGACGCTGAGCGAACTCAACCCGTCCAAGACAACAAAGTTTCAGCAGTTACCAAATTTTACTCAGGGACGAAACGCACTTTTCCGCTGCTAAGTGAGGACGCTTTTATATTTCATTTTCATTGCGGGGAAACAGACTGTATTCTTATTGAGAACTATGGGACTTACAAATTATCAGAGTATAATTTTGGAACTCTCCTTACAGATTTGGGCGGGATAGTACTTGAGTTCAAATTACCTATGCATAGCATGTTTCAAGCTGCTTTAGCATGCAAATGGCCTACCTTTGATTTTGAATACGTAGTTAATGTGTACCAGGACATGCGCGTGGCTATCTATGAACTCCCAAGTACTGACTATTGGGCACCTGTATTAAGCTGGTTCGCTTGGCAATGTTTAACAAACGGCATTTCATTTTTTGACTTTGTCAAACTGCTCGGAGAACAAACAGGAGACTATGGCACAGTGTTTGCTTAATAAAAGATTTATTCAAACAAATCTAACAGATTTATGTCCGGTATCTCATTATATTCAATAGACACGGGGTCTAAGCCATGTTTATCACTATAGAACTCATCCAGAGTGCTATCTACCTCTGGAGTGCTATAGTCGCGCAGGTGAAAAATGCAGTCCTTGAGAAATTTGCCGGATATCTCGGGGTAATGTGCTCGGTCTTCTGTAGCAATCAAAAGCACCAAAGGCTTGTTCACGTCCACCCTGAGAGCCGGTGTACAAAAGTCATTCATTCCCAGCATTGAAACATGCAAAAAGTCTGGTCCTGTCTGTAATGCAAACTGGTCCAGGTAGCCCCGCTGCAGCTTTTCCTTCAGTTCACGGGCTTCTTGCTGCGCTTCCACAAAGGACGTAGCAGAAGTAGTAAAAAGCTGCCGAAGTAAAATGTCCCCTTTTCCAGTAGTAAAAACAAGGGTTTTAATCATTCCAGCATTTAACCAATTATCAATTTGTCCAGCAAAAATAATATTTAGGTCAGGCTCGATTTCTTTATGTATGGTTATATTCACCAAACATTCTTCTTCTTTCATCTCCATGGCTAACGCCTGCAAGGTGAGGACCAGGTTCTGCTGGAACGGGTCATCTTCGTTGAAGTGAGTATCGGCTTGCAACCACCAGGTAAGAGGCATAGTTACCAGCTTAATGTCCAGCTGCCTTTTATACAAATCTACGCTAATATGCTAATTAAAAGCATGACTTTAGCGCGCCTAACATTTAAATTGCAACTGCCTCCTTCCCCTCCCCTTAACCCTGTTACTAACCATATTTGAACCTAGGAGTTAAAATTTGAACAAACATCAGCAGATGTAACCACAGCTGCACCATTTGAAGTTCTCATGACAGAACCGATAGCGCGCGAATGACTTTTATACCAAATATGTAAAAGTTTACCGCTATATACTTCCTCCAAGGTCACAGCTGGCAAAACCACTTAACATGGTTCCCAGAACTTGTTTGTAACATTTCCTCTTTTAATGCTAAAATAATTTCCCGCCCTTCGCCGAAAAACCAAACAAGCTCGCTCTCACACGCTTTTATTAACCACAAAGCAACATGTGTCAATCTCACATCCTACATTCTCACGCAGTTAAAGAAAGAAAAGGATGTACTGTGACTATATGCATATACTGTATAGTTTCGTGTTTCGATTCTGATCTTAAGACTACCAAAAATGGTGTCTTATCTACATCTGTCAAAAATTGCATCATACATAGTTCTCTATATACATGATCAGTTGTAATAAAAATACATAAAGCTGTACTAGGCGCGGTATTTAATTGAACAGCGCCTTCTAATGGTATAAGTAACTCATCTTTCAAAGTGGAAGATTTAAAATCTGCCCCTTTAAATGTAAGGGGGGTATTCTGCAATTCTCCATTAACTACCCTCAATCCATAATTTCCAAGGATTGTAATCGTTATAGATGTTACACGCGTTTTCCTAAAATTAATAACTCCCCCGCTTTTCGTTAGAAAATGACCATCACTGTATGACACACCCTCCCCTCTTTGTATGACAGCAGTAGGATTTTGAAAACTTCTTATCTGTAATCCCTCAGGAGTCATTACAAAATATGCTTCTCCAGAACGAGCTTGTGGTGAGCCTGAGCCTGTACTAATACTAACTGACCTCGGAATATTTAATGCAAGACCCTCTGCTGTCATTTGTAAACCACCCATACTAGCCACTTTTAGTCCTAACCGTCCGTCTTCTATTTTAAAAGCATCACTTAAGTTTAAACTAATACCAGCCTCTGTTTGCTGAAGTGGACTCTCTAGATTTAAACTGACTCCGGTGTTTGTAAGTTTTAATGGCTGTGCTACATTAACTTCTAACTTGTTACCAATTAGAGTTAAGCTTGAGCCATAGTTCAAAGTTAAATTATCTTGTTGACGTTCAAGTGGTTGTGCAACTTGTAGAGAACATTCCAATTGGTCCCCTTCCAGGGCTAAACCATTTCCAAATTTTAAATTTAGTGTACCGCCATTTTTTTGTATTGGCGGACTACAATTAAGCACATATTTATTCCCACTCGTGATAAAAACAGAGTCCAAATCTAATGTTAATTGGCTCTGTTGCACTGCCAAACCTTTCGAAATGGCCAATGAAATTCTTTCACCTGACTGAGACAGTGGTGGGTCAAGTGAAGGTAATGTAAGTTCACCGGCTTCATTAACAAGCAAACTAGGGTTTATTTTAATTGTAAGCACACCCTGTGTGTATGTCAAGGGCGCATAAGTTTTAAAGACATTTGCACCTACCACTGCCAGTTCCCCGTTCTGAGTAAAAAATAAGCCCTGCCCAATCTTAATAGCTAATGTAAGATTTGAAATATCCAACCCATTTCCCACGTTTATAAAAGGTGGTGTTATATTTATGGCTTTAGCTTGTGCAAAGGGGTAAACTAAATTCATTCTCCTTCTCTTTGACGGGACTCCATCTTCTTCTTCTGCAGACCTCTCGTGATCAGACATGGGGAGCTGTTGCTGTAAACCAAAGAGAATTGATCAGAAATGGATGACGGGAACAGATACAGTGGATGGCACAGATGTAGAACTAGAAAATGAAGGCACTCAAACTGAACCCAGAGTCAGCGCTACACAGCTCCTGTGTCAAACCTGTCTATACTGGTTGATCAGATACTTCATTCAAAACTCTGATCTTATTTTAAAGACCTTATTCCCAGGAATACACGACCAAGTAGATGGAGCACCAACAAGGTAAGTTTATTCAGGCGGAAACAAAATTTGGTAATCTGCATCACAAACACAACGCAAGTAGTATCTGTTACAGTTAAAACACACTTTAACATTACATGATGCTAAATAAGCTAGACGTTTAACTTCATTCATTCGTTTGGGAATCATATTATCAACAATATGATCCCTGTAAAACTTATAAAGCAAACCAACTCGATATCTACAAGTACACATCTTGCTGAAATGTTGACATGCATAACATAGATTTAATACTGATAATTGTTGCAAAAATTCCTGCTTAGATAAAGCTAGCACCGAGCAAGCACAAAGAAATGGAGGTGAATAACATCTTTCGCAGAACTTCTTGTCAAAACCGTCTAGTAAGTGATCATCATCTTCTTCTAAATGTTCTTCTTTTTCTTCTTTTTGTAGTAGTGCTGGCAACGAGTCTGCTGAATTGGATGCCATAGAAAGCGGGTAAGCACCATCAATGGCTTGCATTACAGTTTTACACAATATTCTGAAGTTACTAGCTAAACATGCTACCGAAAATTCATCAGTACATAAGCATTTTACAGTGATACACAGGCAATCATTAGTGTAATCAAAATCAACATTATCTGTAATTGGAACTAATTTCTCATGCACATTAGTAGTATAACTAAATTTATGACAGAAAACTACACTGGTACCCGTTCTGATCTCAGGGTAATCCTTCAAAAAAACCACATCAATTACATCTGTAGTAAGAGCGATACAGTTCACTGCCTTACATTCCATACGGTGAGCTTCCCAGGATTGGGTTTTTTCCTGCAAAGGTAACAGCGCCTCCATGCAGCTTTGGGTATGATCCGGCGATGTTGACCGCTCCGCCTCGCGCATCTCCTCCAGGGATGGAATTAGGATGGGAGAAGTCATTACCGCTGGGATTGTAGAGAGGGTTAAATTCAAATGCAAAGTTAGATCCAGAGAAGGGGTCTTCGTATACCACAGGAGGAAACTCTCTGACAAATCTTCTAGTTGTCAGTGCAGGCTCTGCTTTAACTCTTGCCTCCTCTGCTTGTAATGCTATATCTGCCAGTTGTTTCAGCGGGTCCACTGTATCCGGAGGTAGCTGTCCTCCGTAGATCTCTTCTTCATCATCAGCTGTTTGATAAGCTGCTGGAACAAACTGGCTAAATCCGTCACCAGATATAGCTTTGAGACCCCTTTGTGTCACAATCTCATTCTTGGCTCTCTGGGCCTCTTGCATGCGATTATAAAGATAGCGATTGCTATGCAAAATATTAATTCTTTCTCCATAATTCTGATTTGCTCCTCCAACCCTCCCAGTCACCGGGTTATAGTGCCACAGGTACTCAGTGGGGGCTGCGTCCATCTTCAGCGCGCCAAATTTAAAATGATCAGCTGACGAAAGTGGGTTGGACCTGGTACATAAATTCTATCACTGCTGAGAGGTAGCAGAAGTTATCTTCTCTTCCTCTCACAGTTCCTGTCAGGTATGGCTCTTGTCTTATTCTCGTACTGATACTTTAATGCTTGTGCATCTAAAAGCATCTTGAATAGCGAATTTAAATTGGAACATGTAGCATGTTTAGCTAGTATAGAATTTATTGTTCGATTTTGAATATGCAACTCTTCTGAAATATTGTGTTTATAGATATAATCTTTCAAATTTCTTATGGTTATCCACACTTCTTTTCTTAACTTTATTATTTCTTGATAAGTACTTTCATGTAGCAATGCTTGTCCTAAAATTAAAACAAAGTAAATTTACTATTTTCTTCTGCAAAATGCTTGTTAACATAGTAATTTATAGTCGAAGGGGGTATATATATTCCCTTTGCTATTAAGTATCTCCGCACACATACTGGCTGACGACCAACAACTGCTATAGCTTCTTTAACATCACCGCCGTACTGTTTCCAATTAGCATAACTACCTGGAATTCTTCTTTTCCTTCTTGTGATGCTCCTGATTTGGCTTGCTTCTCCTTTGATTTGTGAATTTTCTGCTGCTTTCACAACCTTCACGGGGCTGTGGAAGAAACTTAGCATCACTTAAATTGTCTCCAGTATCAGGATCTAAATATGTACCAGAACCTTTTTCTAAAAGAAACCTCTCTCTCTTTTTCTGCATGAACTTTAACGTGCTTAGAATTTCTGGTTTAGTAATTACACAGGCCGTTGGTTCGGTAATAAACCTTTCAGGATAATCTATATATTTTACAACCTCAAACGGATGGAAATCTTCTTTTACAAAATGATCTAAATATCTGTTTGCCCAAATTCCTGGAGATAAGGTGACACGCTCACCGTCCTTTCCATCTTTTGATGGTACAAAAAAATCAAAAGTATCAATGGCCAAAATTTCATTATGCATAGCTGCATTAAATCTCGGTGTGCGGTGCGGAGCACACAAATTACAATTGCAAAATACCTCATTATCTGGTGATTTATTTTCGCCATCGTCTATAAAAAACACTTGCATGTAATCACCATGTTGATAGAGGTAATAGCTCAACTTTAAAAGATAAACATGTGCCCAGAGAAGTGGACTACTCTCTTTAAAGTCCAGCGGGACGAAATCCTTAATCATTGCTGGAACTAAGCCTCCAGCTATGTTGCTCCGCGCCAACACAAACTGCCTGAAGTTGTTCAATTGAGTTTGAGATATAAAGTCTGGCAAGTGCTGCTGAAAAATCTTGATGATTGCATTATCATCACTAATCCAATGAGCAATTTTTTCACCCATTTCATCTGCATTTTCACATAGAATCAATTCAGGACCTTTTGTCATTAGCAACTTTTCAAGCTGAGACATATTCTGGGAGTTTAAATTTTGCTGCCATATGCCCATGACTGTTTGCCAGGTCAAAATTAGAAACAGAAAAATGCTATCCACCATGTAATCTTCTCCATCATTTAAGTCTAAGGTTGATTGCAAATCAGCATTATTGTTTCTGTTCTCAAACGTCATAGAATGAAAAGTAATATATTTACTCAGATTCTGACCAGTAATATGACCAACTAGTCTAATATAACCATGATGAAAAGTATAATGCAAAATGTCCTGCATTTTCTTTACAAAGCCAGCATCTCTAAAAAATTTCTGCATTAATTTTAATCCTGCAACAAACTGAATGGCTTTTAAAAGGTCTGATCGGAATTTCGTTATTCTTTCTGTCATTACATCTTCATCCAATTGCAAATATTCAGCTATGAAGCTGTCATTAAAAACGTAATCTACCTCTTCCTCTGTTTCTGTTCCCTTTTGATAAGGTTTAAATAACAGGTCAATCATACATTTATGAATTTTAGGCGGCAGATTCAGTGCTGGATAAGCGAATCGCAGCACATGTTTTAGTTTTTCTTTCATGGTTATAAGTCTCGGATAGTCTGCATCTAAAGAAACTAACCTTGTTTTCCTTGGCAGAGAATCTGTTGCAGTGACCTCTGTGCCCAGACCCTCTGAAACAGCAAACAGAGTGTCGTCAAACTGTGGTAAGACATCAAATTTTTTGATACTCTGCAGTTCTTTCATTTTTACCGTTTGTGTGCGGTTAGCAGCACAACTGAATGGCACTGGTAGTATTGAAAAAAAACTGAAATAACTAGCAGTGCACTCCGGAACAGCAAACGGAGGGTAAAAGTTCATGCGAGCCTCCCGCTGTTTAACATCTGATTCAGTTTCGGGATTAAAAATAAATTGTTCAAAAGCCTCCCCAATTTTAGAAACAGATTCTGGTAAATATTTATATTTGGAGTTAAGAGCCAATTTGCACAATTGTGCCTGCCTTTGCAAGTGAATGCTAAATGTATTCCTTCCAAACTCACCATTTGAAGGCGGCTCTTCAGCAGTAGAATCATTGACATCTTCCTGAGGAACATCATCTTCCTCTTCTTCATTAACTGAATCAATAGGGACGTGCTCATCAGTAGTTTCAGCTTCAGACTCAACAACAGGGGGTAGCTCCTCCTCAGAAGCCATGACTGCTAATACTTACCCTGTTTCGTTCTTCCTTTTATATAGATCATGTCGGCGGAGAAACGCCCAGCACCAGGCAAGTAATCACCAATCAAATTTGCTAACGTATATTCTACTCCGTTAGTAACTCAATTTAAATTTTTTTTAGACTCTGAGGAGGAGCCAACTTATAAAAGACCAAATGTGGAAGATGAGGTGCAAACCCGCCACCAAAAGGCTATGCAGCTAGCTGCAAGTTTGAGCGCTATTATTGGCTGTCAGGTTGATGTTTGTGTGTTGCCAACCAGTGACTTCTGGCACAAGCTGGTCGAAAATTTCATTAAAAAGAACAGACCAGACTTGACATTAACAATTTCAAGCCAGAAGTCATTCTACCACTTTGTAGGTAGACTGCTGGCCAGCTATATCTATGCTGAAAGCGATCTGGATTGTCATTTTAATGCTCTAGGTGCTTACATTTGGATTCACCACTGGGCTGACGATCTAAGATGCTACCACGGGCTGAACATGGTGTCTAAACCAATCACTTACAATCTCATGCCTAACTCAGAGGAGGGCATAAGAGCTCTATCCTCAGGAGAAGGAAAATTGGAAAAAGGAAAAAACCAGAAAGACATTGTTAAGCTAACAAATTATGGAAACATTGTTTGCCCTGAAGATCTCAACGTCCAGTGGCCTGTTATCCACTCTCCTACCTCCTGCGGGGTAAATTTTGGAAACAAAGATAAGGCCAAGGCAGCACATCAGCATAACATTGAGTGGACTGCTGCTATGTTTCCAAATGCAAAAAAGGCAGAAATTGCAGAAAAGATGATTATAATCACAAAATGTTTCTGCAATTACGGATTTGAAGCTCCACAACTGGGTCGTCAGATTTGTAAAATGACAGCTTTCGAAATTCCTGGAGCTGTGGATCTGGACCCAGAAACAACTGATCCAATGCTGGCAGCAACACAGAAGTATAGATATACCTATGTCTATTCAAGTACCTGCAAATTCTATCAACTTCAAAAAAGCACCAAAAACTGACCTTCAGAAACATTGTGATTTCAAACTTTCAATGCTGGACGTGAGACAGGGCATTAAAACAAGCAAAGACGTCTGGAACTTACTTAGAGAGTCTTTGCCTGAACTAAAAGCACCATGCCTCCAGCTTCCTTACTTCTCTTATGATCCGCGCAAGCACAGCTACAAGCAAGCTATTGTTGCCCAACAAGCTGTAGAGAGCAGTGATGATGCATTTTGTTAATTGTAACAAATGAAACAAACACAATAAATTAGTGCGCTTGAATAATATTTATTCCGGTATTATGTGTTATTATTCGCGCATTATTTCTAAAATACGATGAGTTAACATAAAACCAAGCATACAAATTTTGTTGATTACAATGAGTAACATAGATTCCATAGCGAGTATTGAGTATATTTACAGGTACACCTTCTACAATGTCTATAATAGGATTATTACACATAGGAGAAAATCTATAATAAGTAAAAGAAGTTAAAAACAATACACAATACAGTCCACATGCACCAGAACAAATACACTGCACAGCTTCTACAGATTTAACCAGCCTAACACACCTTGATGGTGTATTCATTGCAGTCTGCTTTAACATTCTATCATATTGAAATTTATATATTCTAAAAAGTTCTTTCTTTGACCAACCAAATGGGTCAAACATGTAAAATGTATAACTAACCGGATCAAAAGCAAAAGCAATCCAATGAACTCCTCCTGAACTAACATCACCAGTATTAACTATAGCACAGCCCACCCTGGAAGTATCTAAAAAGCCAGGGAAGTGCTTATCAAAAACACCTAAGAAATTTGGAATTTTTAAAGAGTTTACAAAATGTATCAATTCAGTACTTGAAGTTCCCATTATGCCGAAGCAGTTCCAGTAGCAAAAGGAGTTCTGAAATAAGCTGCAGATACGTAGTTTTTGTTAGGCTGATTGACCCTAACACAGTCAAACACACTATACAACATATACACATACGTAGTTTCTGGCATTGGATCTAAGTTAAAACTAATCTGCAAGCTGTGTGCTGATTCAGTATACAGCAAACTCTGTCCAAGGTCAGTCAATTCTCCCATATTCATAAAATTACTAGAAAATGGAATAGTCCACAAGTACTTGTCACATAGAAATTTTCTAACTGTGCGCATGGAAACATTGTAATCTCCTATTAAAGGTGCTGGCCAGTTGGCAGGGTATGGATGTCCCTGGTTGGGTGTAGCTAAAGTCTTATCTCTAGGAGCTACATAACCTGAATTGTTCCAGATGGCGTTTTTACTTGATGATTGAACAGAGGGTGATATGAGGTTGATAGAATTTGCAGGTACTTGAATAGACATAGGATCAAAATTACTAATAAAATCATACTGTCTATAAGTTTTATCAGCTGGATAGCTATAACCGTGATAACCCTGATTGTAATTTGCTGACATTTGAATTAACCACCAATCTTTAGTCATGTTAGACTGACTGGTGCAATAGCCCTCTGAATCATAATTCCTCTTTATTTCAAAGAAATTAGGCAACAGCAACCTGTCATTTCCAGGCCAAGGAACTGCTGAATCAAAAGTAATTGCTAAAGAATTGAAAGTGTGTGAGAGGTAAAATGTAGAATCAAGATAAGGTATAGAACCGCTATAATGAAAGTTAACATCATATGTTGACCATACTGCTGGAGTTTCACTGGCTTTCATTCTGTTAAATGACCATCCTCTGAATGCTGTCCATGATCTAGATGGTATCTCAATTTGCAAATTAGATACATCAGGCGGAACAACATATAAGTTGTTCTTTGCACCCAAATAGTCCATAAAAGTCTGATCATTTTGGTCATTACGCAACATCAAGATTAACTCACTACACGTTGCGTGATCCATTGGGAAAAAACTAGCATATAAATTAATATTAGTATACTCTATTACAGCTCCGTCCTTCCTAAGATCATTCCCTAGTGTAGACTGCAACACCAAGTTGGGATCTTTCCTGAACCACCATTCATAAGTATAGGTACCGGGTAATAGCAACAAGTTTTTAATAGCAAAGAATTTCTGGGGAACTTGAATATGAAAATCACATACCCTACCATTCCCTAATATTTGGCTCCTATATTGTAGACCTCTATTCTTATGATGGTTGAAAGGATTTTGATTATCCATAATATCTAAGCTATACCTCCCTCCAATGTTTGTAAACAAATCTACCACGTTGACATTAGGCAAGCGTGTGTTCATGTAATTGTATGTAGTAGGATCCTCATCAAGTGCCAAAGGTGCTGAATATTTCAATGTATCCGGTAAGTACTCAGCAATATTACTGTACAACCAAGAGCGCTGAAGCTGGGCCTGCATATTCATTTCCCAAGCTGGCACACTACCAAAACCAACTATTGAAAGTGTATTACTGACTGTATTGGCATCCGAGCCAGTATTAGTCACCATCTTACCTACTTTAAGAACATTAGCAGGGTAATTACCCATGCCTGTAATAGGATACACTTGACCTGGTGGTCCCTCCTCGTAACCTGTGTTACATAATACTCTAACATTAAGATCATAATCATCAACAGCTTGGTTCCATTGAGTAAAATAATGTTGTCTGCTCATCAAATCATTTAGTAGCCACTGATAACTTAATTCTGTATTCCTATCCTGCAACTGCTCCACCAAATTAATGTCTCCGGTTTCAGTAGCTAGTGAGCCGCTATGAGCTCCATTATCATAATACATAATACCGATGAAATTATCTCTAAAACCGATAAAATTAGGTCTGGAACCCATACGTGTGGCTAACTTCGCTGTATTATCATAAGCAACTATCCTCGTATCCGGGTATATAACATTCAACTCCTCACCTGCAAAAGCACTAGTCACTTTAACATTTCCACTTTTGCCTGCGTCTGCATATTTTTTCTGAATAGCTTTACTAGCCGGCAACTGCCCACCATCAACAGAAGTAGGACTAGCATAGGCACCATATGCCGTTGTCTCAGGAAACTCATCAGGTAAAATGACAGCCCTACCACTTCCTCCTTGTGTAGTGTTATCAACTGTACTCTCAGTTATGCCAGTATTTGGAGATGGAACAATATTGGAAAAGTCATTAGCTACCGTATTAGCTGCCGCAGCACCATTTTGAGAGGAAGCTATAGTATACAGATTTGAAGCTTGCGCTGTTAAAACTGTAGTGTTACCAACTTTTCTAATGTTGTTATATTGAGCTGACCTTGGAGCCAGAGGATTATATGCTGTACCACAATAAGGCTTAAAACTAGGCCCCCTATCAAGCCGACCTCGAATATCAAAGTATGTACTACCCATATCAAGTACCCTGCCATCACCAACAGCAATAGTAAATCTTGCAGTAAAACTATTTTCTAAATCTTGTGTTAATGTTGGCACAATTCTAACTTGTAATCTTTGAGATTGTTCAGTTGTTACATTTTTGGTTGGAGCTACAATGGTCTCTCTAAATTTTTTATTGATAGGAAAATATGTTTCAGTATTTGTGATGAAATCTACGAGATTCTCTGAAAGGTATTCTGAAGCATCTTGTCCAGCTATGTGGAAAATATCAAGCTTTGGCGTAGCATTTGAAATATCCATCTAAAAAATTAATAACATTGGTTGGTATTGGTATATCTAACACCTTGACCCAACATACTATTCAACTGCCTTTGCCATTCCGTGTCACCAGTTCCTCGCAATCTAGGTCTCTTGGCGGGCATAGTACTGACAGCAGGAACACTAGAAATAGCAGGCACACTAGGCACATCAGTAGTATAGTCCGACTCATCATCGATAATTTCCTCAATAACTGGACGTTTTCTTGGCCTTTCTCCACTAACTGGCGCTGGCAGAGGTATAGCCTCCGCTTGAGGCGGAGTGACTCGGTCATGTGTCTGTTGATAATTAAGTAATATTTGCGCCAACTGATCAGCAGGCAAAGTATTTAAAGCTTTATCCCTTAACTTTTGTAATTCACTATCTACTTTTATTCTACCAATATCTACGAGAGAACTTAATGTATCTCCAGCTAAACCAGCTATATTGCGAACTAAACCACTATCATTTAATCCTTGTTTAATATCTTGAAAGGCTTGACTCTTTGCAAAGCGTGAAGCTGCATTACCTAAAAACCTACCAGTAGTTTTAAAAGCATTAGATATGGAAGAACCTAAAGAGCCCCAATTAATCTTTCCTCCCCGTAGCTCAGTGGATCCTACTGAATAAGTTGCAAATGAAGTTTGTCCAAGACGTGGAGCTAAATTTGAATACATATCTGGAAAGAAAAAAACTATTTTGAAGCATTCTTAGCAGCGATAATCGTACCAGCTATAGCTGGAGCTGCAGTTATCAAAGAAGAAATTATAGGCACTAAAAAGGGCAGTATTCCACCTCTCAATTCATGATTAAACCTAACAAATTTAGCTTGACCTTGTAGACCTTTTTTAGGTGCTAAATTTTCAAACATCTTAACCAATTCTACGACGCTTATTTCCTATTTGAACCGCAGCTGCTGGAACAGCTACTGCTGTTGCTGCTGGTGCTGGTGCTGGAACAACAGGAGTAATGTCCATAGGCACAGCCCTACGGGCTGATCTCAAAACTCTAGTAGACGGTACAACAGCAACAGCTCTCCTTGGTCGTCTTCGTCTTGCTGGTGTTGTTGCTGCTACTACAACAGGACCAGCTTGTACAGCTACGGCACGGCGTCTTGACTTACGTCTCCAATGCTCACGAACCCTAACAGTATAAACATCAGATGGTTCCAAAGCACCACCAATGAGATAAGCTCGCATAGCAGTATTCCCAATACCCCAACCTCGACTATCTGCTGGTGAATAAACAATAGAACTCATTACTGTAAAGTAGCACTAGACAACACCTTCGGCAAAACAGTAGCAAGAGACTTGGTAACGTAGGGTACAGTTCTTCTCCTATCGTCTTCCACAACCACTCTCTGCACTCCTGGAAGATTGGAAAATATCGGTATTGTACCCTGATTAACATTCATGGGCACATTTTCAGCCAACAAAATTTGATTTACAGCAGGAGGTTGCCTAAGGATCTCATTATTAAAAAATCTATCAAATATTTGCGTTTGATTAGTTTGATTTTCAATAAGTTGATTATAGACTGATGCACCAGAAAAAACTGATTTTCCGATAAAAGGAAAAGTTTGCATAGCAACTACTGGCAGCTTATCTGTCTGTGTCTCCTGCTTGAATGTAACTGGTGGTTTAAATAGGTCAGGCATGCACCAATACAACTGATTGAGACCTCCAGTGATATCACTCTGACATAACAAAAACTTTTTACGGGCCATACTTAAAGGATTATTATATGACAGAACAAAAGAACGATACAATGTAGTAAAAACTCCATTCTGGTTAACAACATGATAAGTTCTATCTGAAGGGTCACGCTCAAGTGGTTTTATTTCTTGTGTTTCTGTATAAGCATTTGCATCCATTAAAGGTGGAACGTTACCAAGTGCTAAATCATCATACTCTATCTTAAACCCACCTTTATATGTATCACGTTTACGTATTCCTAAAAGATTTCCTATTCTAGATGTTGAAAAGTCTACTCCACAGCCAGGAAGTAAAATAATATCTGCATGATAACCTTTGTAGAGATACTTTCCTGCAGTTACTAAGTTTGTGACTGGGTCTTTACCTAAGGCCAAGTTCCTAGTATCAAATTTCACACCTATGTCTGATTCAAGTACACCGTTTTGTCTCCCATGAGCCATGTAGAGACTACAGATGCCTTCATTTAATAAGTCAATAAGCTCATTTAACACATAATTACCTTCTGGAATAACAAGGTCAAACCAAGCATACTCAGGAGGTAACTTAGAAACCATCAATTTAACTCTACAGCTATTTGACTGGAAAAAGGCAGTACAGTTCATGGCTGTTGTTTTCAAACTAGTATGTAGTTCACCTCCCCATCTAGATCTCTCATCTAATTGAATTTGCTGTATACTAGAATCAACAGCATTTATATTTTGTGTTTGGATAATATTTGTAATATAATTGGAGTGATCCTTATCTTGATTATACGCCTCTATATCATTTGCCTTGTTATCTATAAAATATATTTTCGTTGTGTCTTGACCAGGGGGCAAGTTGCTGTAAACAATACTGTTTCTGCCTTCTGTTGGAGCATATATTCTAGTAGGAAGACTCGAAGACTGCATCTAAAATGAACCAGGAGTTGGTCAGTATGGTCTCACATTAATATTTCTAACTCTCTGACGAAAATCTCTAACTAAACTATCCATCCCCTTTCCCTTCAACTTGCTAAATGCAGCTGACAACTTCTCTACATCAACAGTTACGGGTTTTCTGGGAGCAGGTACCGGGGGTGAAGGAAATTCAACCTCAGACTCAGTATCAGTCTCAGAATCAATAATTGGAACACTTCTATAACCCCTAATAGGCACCGCCTGTCTCCTATGCTTAGGAGGTATTAACCTAGGGGGTAAAAAGACAGTCCGTGGTGCAGGCACCGGAGGAGATGTCAAAACACTTTCTGGTACAGGTTTTGGAGAAGGAATAGAAAGGAGATCCTGCGGTGTTAATACTCTTTTCAAGAAGAAAACTGGTGGAGGTCTCCATTCAGAGTCAAAAACAATCTTAGTTACTAACTCCGGATTTAATTGTAATAATTTTGAAAAGAAATCAAACAAACGATTCAAGAACGGAAGAAGACTACCTTGAAAAGCTGCTGGATTTAAATTTTGCAAAACATTATCTAAATCTGCTTGTTTTAAAATCCTCCTAGCTCCTACCGCTTTAGTGCGTAACAAAGTTTGTATGTACCTCAATAGTGCCTCCTCCTCTTTAGTTAAATCTGAAACTACAGGTTGATATTCTCTCTGCTGATTAGTTATTAAATAATTTAAACCCTGCCGCAATTTCAATTGGTCATATGTAGGTCCTAGAGAAGCAATAACATTACCAAGTTCCTCAACTGGTTCACCTTTCATAGGGGGAACTACCGTATTTTTATACAACTTCATAATATACCACAAAAAACTATCCGGAATAAAATACTGTTCAATAGCTATAGGAGACAATAACAATAAAAGATATCTAGTTTGAGGCTGTAATAAGGCAGTCAAAGCTGGAATGTCATTCTCATTTGCAATTTTAACACCCCATAGCTTTGACAGATTTGAAAAAGCTTGGGTTAAATTAATCTTCTGAACTGCAGGTCCAAAATTATATTGTAAGAAGGTATCAGGTCCAGAACGATATATTTCTATAAATGGATTATAATCTATCACAAATTGCTTTAACAAACCTTGGAACGACACATAATTCTGTTGACCTTGTGATACTGTTTTTGGGAGTTGTTGAAGGAAAGATTGCAACACCACCATGTTACTCATTGCCTTACTGTTCTTCAACTGACTTAGCACTACACTTTTCTGTCCTTGCTGAATATCACTAACCAAGCCTTCTAAACTACTATGAGTACGTAAGGAGTTGAACTTAACCACTCTATCTAATAGCCTAGCATATACAGCAGAAGCTTCATCCGGATAAATAGCTCCAGTATTAACAAGTTGTTTAACAACCAATGATAACATGTCTGGAGTATCAGATTTTTTAGGCTGAACAATTGCCTTCTCCAGCTCTATTAGTTTATTTGCTAGAGGCAAATTTTTAAACTCCTTCGATAATTTAGGAGCCTGTCCTGATAAGATGTCTGCAACAAGCTGCTTAGAAGCCATTTCTTCCGTTTGATTGAAGCACGTCTCTCAAACTAGAAAAGTATATACTTTGTGAGGTTCCAGGCTGATCGGCATAAAACTGCATTCCAGATCTAAAATTATCCTTACATACTCCAATTTGACACATATTATGTAGAATTTCTCTAACTACCGAACTTAAAATACTCCTAGTTTGCACTCCTAATGCAGCAGACGGTATGACATTTGCTGCAGAGGAAAAATTCAAAGCCATTTCTACTAAACTAGTATTAATTGCAGCTACTTGCTCTTCCACACTAGTACATGACCTACAAATAGCAGCTAATAAAGTGATTAAATCTCTCAGCCAACCGTGACGCTCATCAGTCAACTCAGGAATGAAACCCTTTAACCTGCCGCTCCACTCAACCGCTACAGTGCAAAGTCTTCTTACAAGGGTTGTGTTTGTAGGGTCCTTAATTAAATTCTTTAAAATATTTTCAACATAGTATAATCCAAAAATAGTTTCTGGTCTCAACAATATCATCTTATAAAAATTATTATCAGCATCCTGCGCGGACACTTCATAACTTTCTGTATAATCCGCATCTCTTTTCAAAGTTGCTGCCTTCATATAATTTTCCCCTCTAGAAAAACACGGGTACTCTTCCTTAAAATCGCTCGGTCTCAACCTAGTTTCTGGATCTAAACTAATAGATTTTCCACTGTAATACTTAAGATCTCTTAAATGTTCATTAACATTCCCATCTCTAAAAAGATTATTTTGAGGCACTTTAGATTCTTCCTTCTCCATTTGCTCAGTAATAGCTTGCAACGGGGAGTCAGGTTGAGTTCCCTCAATAGCCGGTGGAGACATAGGTGATGGTCCTTCTAGTCTACCACTATCTGAATGTATAGATTTCAATATCGATTGCATCTGAAAGGAAAATGTCTGTCTTTCAGATATTAACTTATGCCCGCCTCACTAACCAAGATGAAGATACGATCAGATTTATGCATTTAACACAATACACAGATCAAGCCAATATTCCAGAATTTGTTAGAAGTGTCCAAGGCCTAAAGTGGTGCAGCCGATTTTTCAACTACCAAATTAAAATGTTCGAAAATTTAGCACCAGAAGGCACAGCAGTACAAGATCCTCCATACAACAATTTACCTCCGCCTCATTTGCTTATAGGATATGCTTATCTTTTTAACGTGAATAATAATTATCACTTTGCCCAGCGAACATATACCATGTCAAGCTATGAAAGTGACATAGGAGCAGGAAGAAGACCAAGAAACTTCTGGTCTATATTAAGCGACTGCTCTTACACAATTTCTACTAGAAATGTCGGTTTACTTGCTGGGCCTCGTTTTGAAGAAAATTTTTTAGAAATACAAGAGCAGATACTAGCAGATAGAATTGCTGCTGATATGCAAGCAAGAGAGAATTTACAAGGTACTGGAATAACATTACAACCAGAAGCCTTAGAAAATATAAGTCAGCAAGAAAAATTGAACAACTTACATGTCAAAAACTTAGACCAATTTTTAAGTTCCCCCAATTTTGCTCTTCACCAGAGGTATAGTTACGAAACAGAAAAAGATGTCAATACTATTCAAGTGATAAATTCTATCCTTCAAATGATAACCAATTTTTACTACAATTGGAAATATAAGACTGAAAAAGAATATTTACCTTTCCAAGACAATTGGCTCCAAGTAATGAGAGACAAGTATAACTACTGGTCTGAAAGTAAAGATAAAAATTACATTAACAGTTACATATTTGCACTAAACATGCTAAACAAAGATTTTGAACTAAAAGGAGGAGCAAGATTGAGAAGTGGTACAACAACAGGACTACCATTTCAGTTAAGACAGAGACAAAATCAACGAGCTATAACTCAACAAATGCGGAGAAATAGAGGACAAATAGTTCAGAACTTCATAGAAAGTCTACCTCTAATCCGACGTATTAGAAGACCACCACGATTTCCGTCTCCAGTGGAAGAAGAGGAGAGTCCAGGAGAGGGACCTAGTCGAGTAGAAGAAGAAGAAGTAGAAGCTGAAGAAGAATTAGGACAAGAAATCCTACGAATTTTGCAACTGGTACTGAACGAACTAAGACTTGAACTAAGTGAGGCAGCAAGAGAACATGAAATATTTTCTTTTGGCACTCAAATGTATAATCTTATACAATCAGCTGCTGAAGAAAACCGACTAACCCCTGAATTTATCAGACGTTTTTTCTTTTACTTTTTTCTAATGGAACATATAAGCAGCACCTTGTTTTATTATCATGCCTTACTGAATTTAAATGTTGCATTCAGACGATATGTTAATTTTAATTATATCCAAGTGATTATAACAGGCAGAGATATAAATGGCAATGTTAATTTACACAGAGTATGGACAAATGCTAATGTTTCACCCTTTCTCAGAATTTTTAGACAGATTATGAGAGATGTTCTGCTCATATGTGACAGACCAGCAGAGCACCTAGTCACACCACTTGATGAAGATGACCTACTGACTTCTATTGGTCACCGACCAGAATCTGGAAACCCAACGATATACTTGAACCAAGCAAGACTAAGAGAGGAATCCGTCGACACTGTAACTATTAGTTTCAAGCTAAAACCACTAGGTCTAGTCACAACCGCAACAAACAGACAAATTTTAAGAAATGCAACGGTTGTCAGACAACAGGAAATGAGACGGTTGAGACAACCAAGGCAACCACAATGACGTACATGTTCGTAACTCAAAATGAAACCCCTTACAGAATCACTCTTTGCAAAAAACCAGTGAAGGATATAATACTTGAAATCTGCTGGACATATAATCTTTATAATTGCAAAAAACTTACCTCAAAGAGAAAATGTTGTGAATCTTACATCTTAATATCAGCCCAATACAGTCAAAATAAAACAGCAATCCAAAATATAGAAAAACTACCAGTGAAGCAAATAACAATATGGAAAAAACTAACTGGACATCTAATTATTCAACATGAAATAAAAAAGAATCAATCAAGCATAGAACTAGACTTTGTACTAGAGAAAGGTCAGCTAATGTGGATAAAAACGTGGATTAAACAACAAAAATGTAGTTCATGTGGAAGAATATATGCAAAAACACACACCTGCGATTACAACAGATCATCATACTACTACAATCAAATAGACTGCACTAAAAAATACTGGGAGACTATTTCATTCCAACCAATAGGAGAAAATCCAAACACAAAAAAACTGTTCTTAATTTATGACATAGAAACATACTCACTTACCGAAAGCCAAGGAACAATATTAATACCAGTATTGTTATGCTTCACAATATTTGGTGACCAGGACTTAATTACGCTAGCAGAACGGGAAATAAAAAAAGATACAAGCATAAAAGTACAAAATAATTGTTACTATTGGATAAACACAGAGAGAAACTTCATCAGCAACAAATTTAAAATATTACGGGATAACATCCTCCACAGCATGATACTCATGTTTTTGGATCATATTCTAACCAAAGAGAACAATGAAATCTTGAACGATTTTAAAACTCAAAGAAACCTAGAAAACATTACAGATATAAACATTCTAACCGAAAAGGACTTGCTCCTCAGTTTGAAAGTAGAACCATGCTTCCTAGAATTCTACGTAGTAGGACACAACATAACATCCTTTGATGAAATATTACTAGCAACTCAAATCCTTCAAGAGGAACGTTACAACTACTCTCCCTTTCTAACAGTAACTAGAAATTTCATGCCTAGACAAGGTAAAATACTATTCAATGATATAACCATCCAATTTCCATACCCAGAACATTTTGTTGAACAAGAAGAAAGACCAAATGTAACGGCTGAAATTATGGAGGATCTAAAAAGCGGAACCCCAAGCCTGCATCTTATTAAAAATATATATGTAAAATCTATGGTAAGAGACACCTTTCAATTAACACACACATCTCTAAAAAATGCTGCAACAGCATACAACTTAAGCGTATCTAAAGGATGTTGTCCTTTCAAAGCTGTTAACGATTTCTTCTCCTTAAACACATACCAAGCTGATGAACACAACTTCCCCGCCGAAATCTACTGGACAGACACCAACGAATACCATGAGCAAAAACAGCTATGGCTAGAAAAAAATCATACCGAATACAACATAGTACAAGAACTAATAGACTACTGCATAAAAGATGTAATCGTAACTAAAGAACTCACAGAAACACTATTGGAAACGTTCAAGTCTTTTATTGTAGATGAGTTCAAGCTAAACTGCAACTTCAACATTTTCAAACGTCCAACCATTTCATCCAACTCACACGCCATTTTCAGACAAGTCCACTTCTCAAAACAAGGTACAAAACCAAGCAAGCTCCCAGACATTGTTGCTCCATCTGATGAAATGTACAACTTCGTACGCCAATCAGTTAGAGGAGGAAGATGTTATCCTACTTATTTCGGTCTTTTCTCAGAAAAATTATATGTTTATGATATATGCGGTATGTACGCAAGTGCTCTCACTCATCCAATGCCATATGGTATACCAGTAGGAGAAAAAGAAAGATTAGAAGAAATTAAAAAATTTACCAACCTATTAAGTAGAAGAGATAAAATCTCATATTTCAACCAAGGCATAAAACCCATGATTGTGACCGTGAACGCTTTCCCGCCACCAACAGAACTACTAGACCCACTTCCTCCTTTATGCTCTAAAAAAAGCGGAAAACTATGCTGGACTAACGAACCTTTAAACAACGAAGTGGTTACTTCTATTGATATAATTACCCTCCATAACCGCGGATGGCAAGTACAAATCCTGCCAAACAAACTAAATACTGTATTCCCCGAATGGAACACATGCTGTGCTGAATATGTAAAAGTCAACATACTAGCCAAGGAAAAAGCAACAAAAGAAAACAATCAGGTTAAAAGAGCTATCAGTAAACTACTAAGTAACGCTCTGTATGGCAGTTTTGCTACAAAAGAAGACAACGAAATAAACATCTTCGAGTCAGTATTAGAGTGTGACTCCAAGATAAAGGAGAGACTAAACAAACAAGAGTTAAAAATAGTGAACATAAACTCTATACCAACCGAACAGTTACCATCCACAAACTTCACAAACATTCCATTTCTAGCAAAACAAAAGGAAAAACCCACCGAAAGAATGTTAGAGACAGATGAAGAACTGCTTAGTCCATTCAATCCAATTGAATGTCTGGATGAAACAACACAAGATATAAGTAATATCTCTTACAGACACATGACAACATACAAACCATTCAACGTGCTAAACGTCACCAGCAGTAACCTCACAATTTACACATTAAAATCTACTAACACATTTCCTTTAAACAAACGTTATCCAACTCAATTGGCAAGCTTCGTCTTAGCTTGGACTAGAACATTCATAAGCGAGTGGGCAGAAATCCTATACGGAGATGAATACACCATACCAATACAGAGGAAAGCCATAAAAGCTATTTACGGTGACACGGACAGTCTTTTCCTCACAGAAAGTGGTCATAGGAGAATGTTAACAGAAGGTAAACATCGACTAAAAAGTCCCAATTCAAACTTAGTGTTCAACTCTGAAAACCCTAGCATTACATGGTGTGTTGAATGTGAAACGGTATGTCATGATTGTAACAGTCCAGCATATAGCCTTAACAGCATTTTTCTAGCGCCTAAACTATACGGGTTAAAAGACATCACGTGTACTGTATGCATGAAAAGAGGGAGTGGCAAAATCAGGGCAAAAGGTCATTCTACCTCAGCCATCACGTTTGAAATACTGACGGAGTGTTTCAACTACCACAAAAGCTGCTCAAATCCAGAGAAGAAATTCTCCACTGAACGAACAGCATTGAAAAGAACATTATGTAAGTCTTACGGTAAATTTTCTCCTTTTACAATTCATCAGGTTCAACTCATTAGAGAGCTTAGACCTTGGAATGATCCAACTTTATATTTTTTAACAGAAAATGTACTAATACCGTATGATAGCGCGCATCCTAACCATAGATCTGTTCCACCAGTTCTAATCAAAGAGTTTAACGATGAATGATGAAGTGGAGGAATACTATGACAGACTCAAGTCGTGGAAAGAAGCAGTAGATGAAATTAATTCTAGCATCCTACCAGACTGCACACTTCCACCATACAAAGAGTTTGAAAGCTACGACTCTGGAGTAGACCTCAGGTCAAACATGAGAAAATTCAACGAGATTCAAAGTGTTAACAACCATTACCTCATCAACAACGAACTACCTTCTATAAACATGAACTCATTTCCTTTCGTTAGTTTAGTAATAGGTCCTACGGGTTCTGGAAAGAGTCAACTTATAAGAAATTTACTTTGCTTCAAAAAAATCCAACCTATGCCTGAGGCTGTAATATTCATAACACCAACAAAAGGAACTATATCTCATGATGAAGTCATATTGTGGAAAACACAACTGCAAGAAGGAAACTACTCGTCTAAAAATAACAACATATACCCCACCACTAAAGTACTTAACGTGGAGTTCATCGAGTGTGCCTTTGACGACGTTATCACGCCTGAAAATCTTGATATAAATAATGAATCATCAATATTCAGCCAGTGGAGCAAAAAAGGACCAGTTTGTGTAGTTTTAGACGAATGTATGCAAAAGTTAATACAAAAGCCGAATATTAGTCCACTCTATTGCAGCCTACCATCTAAACTATGCAGTAAATATGGAAACCCATTTTATATGTTTGTTGTCCTACACAACGTAAATCCAATATCTGGAAACGGAAATAACATCATGGATTTAAAAGTACAAGCAAAAATACACATTCTTTCAACTAAAAACCAACCACTCCAACTATCTCATTTTGTAAATAACAGAAGTGGAGGGTTAAACCCAGGGATTAAAACTATATTAATGAACAGTATTGTAAGTGAGAAGAATTGTAAATATTCATTTGTAATGTATAATACATGTCCTATCCGAGACTCCTTCCAATGGAGTGCTATACTTGAAGGGGGAAAGCATATTTTTCCAATGGGGTTAGATTTACAGACTTTAATGTTAGATTCTATACTCAGGATTTGTAATGTGCATATGTACAAAATTAGAAATAAAAAACGGTACCAAAGAGAAAAGAAGAGAAAACTCACGGAATAAAATTTGCTTAACTTGCATTTTATTGTGTACATGACTTTTATTTCACACATCCAAAACGTATTTTATACAACCAATTTTCGTTTTCTGCGCCCGTCTGGCACAGTGGTGAGAACAATTCCAGTAGTTTGAGGAACAACTGCAGGCATAACCACGCGACGAGCATTCCTCCTAGCAACCGCTCCGGCATATGTCCAATACGCCGGAATTCTAGGAATAACAGCAGGCTGATCAGTACCATCCCAACCTGCAGTAACAACTGTGTTAGGATGATAGCGTACATATTTTAAATGCGCCGGTCTAGCTCTTCTACCTGCAGATGATTTTCTTTTAGTAGTTCTTCTACGGGTAACACCCCTGCCGATCAGGTATACATAAGACATTGTTTCATTTCTAAAACAAAAAACATTATCCAGTTATAGCAATGCGAATACTGGGAATATAAAGCCTCTGCATCTCACTTAACTTAGGACCTGTAGAAGGCGCATTGAAACACTTAAATTGAACTAGCTTATCTGACGTGTAAGTATACTCAAACAAAAATGGAGTGACAGAATAGGCCCTATCATACGTAGTACCAAAAACTGTAATCCAACCCCTAACTGAAAATGCCTGCGGAGCTTCAATTGTAAACATAGTAGACAAAACATCAGGAAATTTATTCGTTCCAGAGGTAGGAGGCATTAAAGCTCCAGCCAGCCAAATTTCTGGTCCAATTATGCGATAGCGCAGATAATCACTAGAACCAGGTAAACTACAGTTAGTAGATATCACACGAACAGCAAATCCAAGGTTAACATTTGTATACGGAGTAAAAGTAAGAGCTCCAAAAAACCGGCTAATATCTCTAAGTATTAAACTACTAGCCACACGATCAGGAAGAAATTCTTCCGTCAAAACGAGTAGCCTATTATAACGTCCACTAAAACACAAGCAGCTATAACCAAAGCTCGGTTGTTGTAAAATTGTCCCAATTGGAATCCATTCAGAGCCTGTCTCAGCGGGCAAAAATTGCAACGTCATCCAACTGCGTCCTTGAAGACTGTCAGTACTATCAGCAATCGGAGCACAATAAAGAAGTACAGGGTTGCCAGCAGGAGTAGAAATCTTAAGTATGGAAGCCATGCAAGCATTCCTCTGACGTAGTGTCAAATTAGTAGGGTGTGGAAGCCACACAGAACCCATATTAGTTGTATATACAACCACTCGAGTGCGCTGAGCAATGTCAGAAGGTGTAGTCAGCTCACGTCTGCAGACGAGCATCAAAGTTCCGGGGGAGGGGAACTCAGCCACTTGACACTCCGTAGTTGAGAAAGACGGAAGAGTTGAGGCTGTGCCGTCAGCCGCAGCTCGTGTCCATGTGGTTCCGCCATCAGAAGAGTAGATGATGGTGCTCAAAAAGTTCTGAGGAGGGCCACCAAACCATGCTTGAGTAGGTATAACAATAGTCCCATTTTGCATAACAATTCCAATGCCAGGACACTGAAAAAAGTAATTTTCTGAAGGTTTCTTCAGATATTTCAGGGAAGTAGGCCCAGTCCACGTTGACCCGTCATCCGTCGAGGTGAAATACAGAAAGTCATAGTCACCGTCCACTGTGTCAACATGATTTGCACCCTCAAAGTACACAACACCTGTACCATCTTGTACCACACACGCGTCCAGAAACCGGGAGGTTGGAGAGTTGTCCGGTGGATTAAGGATTGATCTTCTATGCCAAGTAAGTCCTCCGTCGTCACTGACGGCCACTCCAATGCTGGTATGGTGGTAATCATCGTACGCATCGTACCTGACATCCCCAGCAGCTAACAGACTCCCCGAATGCAACTCTAATAACACTGGTATTCTAAAATAAGTAGAATCAAACTCTCCAGCTGCAAACACAGCAGTGGAACTAAAAGGTTTGACTATGGCAGGATTAACATCCAACTTTCCTCCCACTCTGAAAACTAAGCTCTGGCCAGCATCAACCTGAAGCTCCCCGTTTAATAGCTCCAAACCGGCTCCCACATCAAAATTTATATCAGCGGTCCCCTCCCGATTTCGCTTCACGGGCCATTTAGGCATCGATGCTGTAATCGAAAACGGATACTCCATCTTACCAATAGGTAGGGATTTTCCTAGGAAAACCCGCCGTAGACGAGAATCAGACCCTGTTCCAGTAAGCAGTAAATTCCCTCCTATAAAACACGGCTATTTAAGCGCTGAATTCAAAAACGACACTAACTCCTCCCATCAACGGCCAATGTAGTAAAACCGAAATTACCGGAACTACAAAACCAACAATTCGTATCAAAAACACATTTAGAAACCCGTAAACGAAAACCATAATTAAGTAAAACAGCAGAATTATAAAAGATAAATCACAAAACCGAAAATCAAATATCGAAAGCGACCCCCTCCCCAAGCATGCGGTATATTATATTGATTG